TCTAGAGCAGCTTTTGCATTGGCGATTGCAGCTTCTTTTACAGCTTTAGCATCGGCAATGGCTTCTTCTAACAGGTTTCTATCTGCCATAATACCACAAAATTTGTTTGGGGGGTACGCTTATTATTGAAAGCGCAATAGGGATTAACTACACGGATGCTATATGTAAATAGCATATTACATCGATACATATATGAGGAGTTTCAAAAATCGCCTTTGCAGGAAAAAAATGGCCTCTCTTTCGAGAGGCCTCCCAAGGTAGCGTCCGTGGGAAAATTTATTCTAAATCTCTAACGTCATCTGCTTTTAAATCATCAACGATAGCATTTATTTGGGCTTTAACCCAACGTTGTTGGCTTGGGGCTAGAGCATCGTTTAATAATCTTTCGATGAAATCAAGAAATTCTTTAGCTTCTAGTTTATAAATTTCGGCAAAAAGATATTCTCTTACTCTATCATCGTTACCTGAGTAATTGTCAAGATAAAGGTCTCTTAAAGCGTCGAAAATAAATTTGCCATAGCGCATGTCTTCTGGTTCAAATTCTACTTTATCTACGGCGGCTACTGTTTGTTGGTTTCTAACTTCGTCTCTGGTAAATCCTTGAAGTGAAACTATTTCATATAATCCTTTTACACCTTCATGCAGGAGCATAGGAAAGTTTAAAGCTCTAGCTTTAATTATAAACTTATCGTTTTCTGAATCCCATTCAGCTTCAGCTGTACCTCCAGCACCACCAGCACCACCTGTATTTTTCATCATAGCTAACATTTGCAACATCATTGCGATAACATTTTCATCGTCAAATTGTGCAAAAGTAGCTTTCATTAATTTGTTATACTGGTCGTATAGATCAGGGCTAAATTTATCAACTGCTTCTCTAAACATTAAAAATCCAAAAGCACCTCTAATAGAAGCACCTTGAGTAATAGAATTTATAACTCTACGTTTTTGTTCCTCAAAGTCATCTTCATCTTCTTCAGGGACAACTGTTGAACCATCACCTTCTTCTTCCTCTTCTTCTTCTTCAGGACTTTTAGGTATATTAACATTATCACCTATTTGAAGGTCTAATTCAATGTTGAGATCATTAATAACAGGATAAAGTTGTTTTAAAATATCAGTTGCTAAATCTTCTAATTCTTCTCTTCTTTGTCTTTCTATTTGACTGATTTGAGGAAGAATTCTCATTAAGTCTGCTTGACTAATTCCGGATTGTTTAATAGTAGCTAAGGCTTCTCGTGATTTAGTTTTTAAATCATCTAAAGTCTGTGGTGAGAATATTTTTTCATATTCTGCCTCAAGAAGTAAATTATGTGTAGCAGATATTGCTTTCATTATTTCTTTAACTCTTTATATTTTGCTACAATTTTTTGCACAATCTCATCATCGCCTTCCTTTACCGCTTTAGGACGAGTTTCAGGTGCTTCTTTAGGAGGAGTTAAAGTTCTTCTTTTAGGGGTTGTTGGCTTTGTTCCTGGAACAGTTTCGGTATCAGGTTTAGGTTGAGCCGGAGCAGGTTGATTTTCTTCTAGATTTTCCTCTTTTAATAGGGGATTTTCTACTAGGTATTTTTTTAGGTCAAAGTTGCTCATAGCATTTAAAGTATTTATTATAAATATTATGTTTTTTTATAGTTATGATCTTTTACTGTAAGCATAAAAGAGTCCTTTGTCACCCTGAGCTAAAATAATATAACTATCTGAATATTGGTCAGCTATTTGAGCAACATCATTCTCTGATGCTTCTCCAACCCACTTAACACCTGTAAAGTTTCTAAATGTTCCTTCAATCTCTTTAGAATAGTCAATTTTATCTTGCAATTCTTTCATTGCTTCTTCTTTAGTTGTGCTTTCAGGAGAATTAAAAGTAATATCTTTTCCTTCATTCAAACGAGAACCAGCTGTAAGTTTATTTTCTACTAGGTATTTTTTTAGGTCAAAGTTATTCATTTTATTTTATTGTTTAAAGAATAGGACAAGTGCCATTTACACAAAGAATTTCAGTTAAGATTTTATTTACTTTAGTGTATGGATTTATTATTTGATTTTCTTTCCCTTCACGTACTAATTGCATGTATGAACCTGGGTTGGAAGGAGTTGATACAAAGTCCCAACATAAAAGTTCGAAGTCATCTTGCACTTCCATAAGTTCACCAACTTGTTTTAGTGAACCCATACCACGTGAAGATACACCCACCATTACTCCGTTTCCAATAAGAGCTTTAAGTATATTACCAGTTGCAGTTGGAAGTATTTCGATTTTACCCATTATAGTATCGCCGTCCCACCAAATGTCACGAATTATGTGGCAAACATTTTTTAAGTTGATTATAGACGAATCTGGGTGATCTAATTCACCTGTGGCTCTATTTTCTTTGACCACATTCATGTATTTGTCTATTTCACGTTCCCAAATATCTTTAGAGTAATATCTACCGTTACCGTTTTTAACTTCGGGAGTAGCTAAAATCCCTTCAACTATAGGGTTGCCTGCTGAAGTTACACTTTCGGTTAATCTAATAGGGTTAACTTGAAAGGGAAGAGTTTCAATTAAGATTTGTTTCATCCTTTATTGATATCTTTAGCTATGGATTGGACAGATTCTTTTAAATTACCATATCCGCTTGCTTTATATTTTCCCTCAGCTGGTTTACTTTCACCTAAACCTGGTGCTTCTGTAGTGTAGCCTACTCCTTTAACACCAAATTGACCATCTTTTACATAGTAAAGTTTATCTTTGGTTAGGTTTTTAGCAACCATAGCTTTTAACTCGTCAACAGTTTTTTCCTTATTTTTAGGATCTTTCATTTCTGTATAGTATCCTTCTAAGAAAGCTTCACCGTATAGGTTATCTATGTCCTTCATATTTTTGTAGTCGTAGCCTTTAGTTTCCATATCGGTTACTTCTTTAGTAGGAGCTTTTTCTACAGCTTTAGCCTCTTCAGCTAAAAATTTATCAAAGTTTACAAAAGGATTGATGGTAGGTTTAGAAACTAAACCACCTATTTTCATTTCAGAAATAATTCCTTTTTGCTTAAGAATCACAGTAGTTTCATTGAAACCAAAATGGTTAGGGATTAAATGAGGAAATAAATTTTTAACAGACTTAAGGAATGTTTCTTTATGTCCTTTTCCTTTATTAATTGCATTGTATTGTTCTTGAAGGCTTTTCATGATTCTTCGTTTGAGTTTAAAGTAGTTAGTATATCTGAGAGACTGTCTTTAATAATATCAGTACCGTATAATATAGAATAATTTGGATTTTTTTTATAGTATCGTAGAGTTTCTTTTTGTGCTTTTGAAATTAATTTTTTTATTTCTTCAAAGGCTAAAATTCTTTTTTTAATGAATTCCCTTTTGTCTGAATCTACATTCAGATTATCTAAATATTTTTTTAGGGCAGGAGATTCATTTTGGTCCATAATTATACATATTATTTTCCCCAGAGATATTTTGTATCAATGGCTTTAGATTGAGCAGCTAATTTTTTACTGTTAACTGGTTTAAATCCAAATGCTTTAACATAATAATTATTTTTTACCCCACTTGCTCCGGCTTTAGGACCTTTACCTAATGAAGCACCAGGATTAGCCTTACCTAATTTTTTTGCTTTAGGAGCTAATTTAAATGCATATGGGGTAAAGAATTGGGCTCCACCTCCTGGGGTAGTAGAAGCAGTAGGTGCTCCTGTCCCCGCAGTAGTAGTTTCCTTAACTTTAAGTTCTCTAAGGATTTTTTTAATTTTATTTTTCAGATCCTTCATTTGCTACTTTTAATTCTTCAATTAATTCGGCATATTGAAGTAGATTTACTACATGATCGTTAGTAATAGGAGTGTTTTTATCTACTTCTTTGATGAGAGGAACTACTTCTGAAAGTTTAATAGCAACTACTTGATTCTGAACTTGTGTAGAAAGTTCGTTTAACTCTAATTTAAACTCTTTAATTTTATTATTATAGAAATTTTTTAACTTAGGAGTAGAATCTACTGAAGTTATAAATTCTTTAAGGATTTCTTTTTGACTAGAATAAAAATTAGAGTACTTACCGTTAAATTTCTCAAGTAAAATTTTATAAGCAAGAATTCTAAGATCCTTGTCATAGGTTTTATATTCTGAAATTAAATCGTCTTTGACTTTAGTTTGGTCAATTCTTTCAACAGAAAGATATTCTAGAAGAGTTATTTTATTAGAAATTAGTTGATCAGGATTAACGAAAGCAGAAGAATTTGATATTTCAATCAAATTATAAAACGAAGCATATGCCTTATAATTAGGAAGCTTAGTTTTGAAAAATTCCTCTAAATTATAATATTTTTTGATTTCGTTAATCAAATTGTATTTTTCTCTTCTTAAAATACCTCTATTTAATTTTTGAGAAGATTCTAATAGAGTTTGAACAAGCAAATTAGCTCTTGACTCATGTAATTGAGTATTTTTATTTAGAGATTCATAAAGTTTTAGTTCTTTACCTAACTCACTTTTTACAAAATATTTTTTGATAATGTTAAGAGCAGCAGATTGCCCACCGTTTAAAGTATCAGCCGTTACTTGACGAACTAAAAGTTCAAATAAGATACCGGTATTTTTATATTTTGAATGTTTAATGTTCATTCCCTAGAATTTATTATAAATATATCAAGATTTGTTACTCATCTAAAAGCTGTGATTCATCTAAAAGTGATTCTTTTTCTTTATCACTTTCAAATACTAGCTTTTTATTTGCCAACCCCTCTAATAAAGTTTTATTTTTATTATAGTTTTTCTTAGACATTTCTAATGCTAAAGGAGAACCTCCTTTATATTGAGGACGAATTGAATCTGATTCGTTTTTATCGATTTTCATACCAACTGAACCAATTCTATCTTTTCCAAAAGCATTGTCTTGGGTGTTTCTATCTGTAACTTTTTCTTGTGGTCTTCCTAAAGGTAATTTTTCGTCGTACCCATCAGGTACTGAATTATCTTCATATCTACCTTTTCCATATAGAGCAGCTAAATCGTGTGGTGTGCCATAAGATTTTCCTGTTTCTAACGGATCGTTTCCTTCATCAGCTAATTGTTGCATTCTAAAGGCACGTTTTTGATCTTCAGCTAACAAGTCTCTATATTCATCGTACTGGTCTTCGCTGAAATGGAATACATTATTGTAGATCCAATCAGTTGGGAGAAGTTTAGAATTAATAATGTTAGTAGCTAAGTCTACTTTTTCTTTTAGTAATGCTATTCTTTCCTGATCGTAGATAATTGATGGAGTGGTCAGGTTTAGGTCAAAATTAGTTAATTGATCACCATCGTATCCTTGAGTATACAAGTGTACTAAAGCAATTTTAGTTAACTCGGATAATACAATTTTTTGGATACGTTCAATTGTACGAGCGAAGCGAATATCTTCAGCAGCTAATGTAGCTTTACCTGTTAGGTCTTTTTCGTAACCCATAAACGCTTTAGGTACCTTAAGAGCAGCAAATAATTTATCTCTTAAGTAAGCAACGTCTTCAATACCATTGTATTCTAAACCTTTTGTGGTATCAATTTTAGTTGCGGTATCGTTACCTCTTACTGGGATGTAGAAATCCTCAAGTAAGTTTTGCATATTGTATTTTTGGTTGTATTCACCTGTTTTTTCATCCATCAATGGAGTTTTCTTCATTGTGTTGATAGTTTTCTGCATAAATGCATCAACATCTTGAGGTGGAATATTACCTACGTTAATGTAGAAAATACGTTTTTCTGGGGCGCGAGCAATTCTGTGAATAAGCATCGCGTCTTCCATTAACACATATTGTTTAAATAGACGGCGGGCTGGTTCTAAGTACGAACGACCATAAGGAAGATAGTTAACATCTGTAATTAAACGGAAGTGAGCCATCTCGTAATTATCAAATACAATCTGGTTGTCAGTTGGTTTAGTATTAGGTGTTGAATAATAACCTGAACCACCAGTATAATAACCATCTGGAGAGTAGAGGAATTCTACTTTAGATGGATGTTTTATATCGAAATTTTCTCTTCTTTGGATGTGATATGCTGTGTAAGGAATAACGTTATATACACCGAATTTCTCCGCGATTTCTAGCTTAATAAAGAAATCACCGTACTTACACATTTGACGAATCCAAGACCATAGATTAAATTCTATGTTTAAAACGTCATAGAATAAATTGTAAAGTATCTTTTGAACATCATCATCACTACTTCTGATTTGAAGTACTTCACCTTGATCATTCTTTAAAGTACATTCATCAGCTATAATATCAAGTGCCGATGCTACAATAGCGTCTGTATCCATTGTATCATAGTCATTATATAGATAAGTTCTAAGATACTGATATTGTAAGTTAAATTGCTGACCTAAAAGGGATGTAGCGGCTGGGTTTTGGTAGATTTTACCAAATTTATCAATTAAGGAATTGGTTTGAAATTCACCTGTAGTTTGAATTCTATCAGGATCAATAACTTTTAACTGACCTCCACCTTCATTTCTAATGATGACATCGGTTGAAAAAAGTCTTTTTAATCTACTAAATAGGTCAGTTTGAGCCATAGTGTGTTGTTATTGTGATAAATATTAAAGCAACCATCTAAGGTCCTCTTGTTGTCCATTTATAGTTTGAGTATAAGGATTTCTTATACCCATCGGGTTATAAGCTCCTACACTACTATCTCCTTTTCTCATACCATTTAAAGCCGCGCGAGTCATATCGAGTCCTTGTTGTTGGAACTTAAGTGAAGTGTCTCTTAAATACATCCCAATACCAAAAGCCATTACCAAGTCGTCATTATACCCGGTTTGGGCTTCAGGTCTACCATTTTTCCAAACAAATACCTTCATTTCTTCTAGTAAACGTTTAGAACGAATAGTAACACTTTTATCACCAACAAATTCTCTAAATTTATTTACAATTAAGGGTCGTGTTCTTAAAGACATAGTAAAACCAGGAACAAGGCTTGAATCTCCTTCCCATGTTCTAAGATATGACTCAGCTGTTAGGGAATCACTCTTAGGTGAGTGATAAAGATTTCTATATCCACGTTCTTTAATGGCATCTAACGTTGCCCAACCTATAGTAGCATTTTCTACTACAAGTAAAGCATTATTATATTCAGATGCTACTCCTACAAGAAAATAACCATATTCTTTAGGAGGTAATTGACCCTTATATTCAGCAACTTGTGTATTTGTTTCAATATCAACTATATGAAAAGCTGAACTGTCTTTACCATCACCACGAGCAACGTCAGCTACGACCATGTAATTTCTAGTATAATCAGCAGGCTCCCAAACCCAATAGTTTTGGTCTGCACCTCGTCTTTCTAAAGGATCTTTAATAGTGGTTTGAGAGATAAATTCAAGCCATTCTGAGTAGAATACAATGTCACCTGAAGTACTAAAATCACAGTCACATTCTTGTGCTGCCATTCTAGGATCACCTAGTAATTCATCTTGTCGTTTTCTCCAAGTATCATCCCTCTCAGGGTGTACGTACCAAGGTAACTTGATAGGTAAAAAGTCGTTCTCTGCTGCTTCCGCTCTCACCCATGTCTGGTGAAACCAGTTTCCAGTTCCATACGGTGTTGAAAGTACTATTGCTCCACCACCCGTAGCAAGTGTTTGTTGTGCTGATGCCCATATTTCTCCAATTCCTTCAATAAACGCAGCCTCGTCAACTATCAGCAAAGATACTGCTTCTGATCGACCAGCATCACTTGATGCTGAGGTTGCTTTAATTTGTGATCCGTTACTTAATCTTAAGGTTAATTTGTTGTTTTCGTCTGCTGTTATTTTCAACCAAGAAGGTAAATTATCAAACATGAATTTTACCTTCGTAACCATGTTTTTAGCGGTTTCCTGCTTGGTTGCAATACAAAGTATATTTTTGTCTTTATGAAATAACATTAACCATAAAGAATAACCTGCTGCTAATGTTGAGATACCTAACTGACGAGATTTAAGTACAACTGAGTATGGGTTATCTCTCCAAAGGGTTAAAACTTTACCCTGGAAAGGGTAGAGATTAAATTGAACTCTACCTCTTTGTGGGTGTTGAATATAGCAGTATTTACGCATAAAGTGTGCTGGGTCTTGGGCACACTTGATATATTCTTGTTGGATTATTTGTCTTAAATCTTCACTCATATTATATTAGAGTAGAAAAAGAACAGCTACCAAAGCTAAACTACTCCCAGCTCCAACACCTATCCCACTCCAAAATTTAGCTCCTTTTTCTTTTTTAAGGGCTTTAATTTCGTCTTCCTTTAATTGTATTTGTATATTTTTTTCCTTAACAATTCCTTGACAATCGTTTAAACGTCCAACAGTGTTTTCGTATTCTTTTTCTCTAATAGAAATTAACTTACGTAGATTTTCAATATCACGTAGATAACTTTGCTTTTCTTGTTGACAAAAATCACCTGTCTCTAGGTCAACCATAATCTGGCGAACCATAAGTTCAGGGAAGCAGATTAATGTATCACCATTAACGACTGTAACGCTTTGAGAAATAGCCGGGAAGCTCATCAGTAGAAAGCTTGCCAAGCTCAGCCATTTTTTTATCGTATTCATTTTTTGCTCTTTTACGTCGTTTTTCTTCTTTGTCAAGTTCTACTAAAACAGAATCTGCTTGTGCACGTAGTTTTATATTTACTACTTCTAGAGAATCGGAATGGTCCTCTAGTTTTTTGATTCTAGCTTCGCTTTCAATTCGCTGTTTTTCTAGTTGTTGTTTAAATGCTCTTTTATAGATATTACCTCCTACAAGATATTGGAAAATAACAATCCCTATCAAAGCAAATATAACTAGAAACTCAGGATTCTTTTTTATCCAGTTCATAAAGGTTTCTTTAATAAATATTACAAAGAAAGCGCCTCTTTGACCTGTTTGATACGTTCAGTATTTGAGCCTGAGATGATATGGAGATGTTGGATTCGATATTTGTTAGAATTAATAAGATGGTTGATTATAAAATCAATCAAATTACGATATTCAGGATCTGTTTCGCGCACACCATTATTTTCTACTTCTACACCTTCAGGAGAAACATAAAAAATATGATCGTATTCTGAAATAAGATTACTGGCGAAGTCGATAAATGCATCTTTATCAATGTAATCCATTGTTTTAGATGCCTTAGCAAATGCCATTACATCAATCACAGTGCGATCTGTGATAATGTTTTCTTGCATTAACTCACCGGCACGTTCAGCTAAGAACACAATTTGTCCTTTAAGTGTTGAATCAGTGTTCAATGGAATACCTAACCCCATTAAATACTTTGAACGTTCTGTTCTGAAAGTATAATCTTTAAATTCAGGTAATTCTTTTAACGCATTAACAAGCGTTGTTTTACCTACTGACATAGTGCCACAAAATCCTATCTTCATGATTTCCAAAAATACATAAAAGTTTGTATGGAGCCAAGTTTAACATGAAAATTAAAACCATGTTGGTGAATAGTTTTAATGAACTCTGTTCGAGCTTCTTCACTATATCCAAACACATCTTCATGATATTCAATAAAGATTTTATCAATTTTAGCCCAAGTTTCAGGACTTATCCCATGTATTGCTTCTTTTTCTCCACCTTCAATATCCATTTTTAGGTAGTTTATCTTTTCAATATTGTGTTTTTTTACAATATCATCTAGAGTAGTACAGCGGATAATTCTTTTAGCTTGCCAATTAGGCCATATACTAATCTCCATAAAGCTATTTTTATCCGAAATAGCAATTTGTTCTAAAGTCCAATTGGTACCTGCATTTTTCTTTAAAGCTTCAAAAATATCAGGATCAGGTTCAATAGCATAGATTTGTGACGCTCCTTTAGATTCAGCATAAGCACAATTCATTCCTACATTAGACCCTAAATCTACATAAACGTCACCAGGTTCAACTGTGAAAAATTCATTGTCAAGTTCTTTATGTATAATGTTAGCCCAGTACATACAGGCCTCCCACCCATACTTTACCTCAGCTTCATTCTGGGGGGTAGTTGATAGATCTTCAAAAAGGGTAAAATCAACTAATTTGTCGTTTAAAGACCAAAATTGAGTTAAATCTCTACCTTTAAATTGAGTTTTAAAAGTGTCTCCTTTAAATACTCTGTAACTGTCTTCCTCATAGTGTTTTGTAGATACCTCAAAAATTGTAGCACCTTCAGTAAGTGCTTTTAATTGGTGGGGTTGTCCTATTTCTAGATCTACAACATCTCCTTGACGAATTACAGTTGATTGTACTTCAGCTTTTTCGGTATCAATCCAACTGTATTCAAATTCTCCTTCAGCTACATACCATGATTCTTCTTTAATCAAATGGTAGTGCATTGAAAATTTTTTACCTTTCTCAAATACAAGTAGTTTACCACAATATAAATCATGGTTTATAATCCAAAGCTCGTGTCCCCAAGCTTTCTTATGAATATCTCCTTTACGAGGGATTGGTTGATATTTGTGTCCCATTAGAATCGTGTTGTTCCTCGCATTGAAGGATTTTTATACCAAGGTAAACCTTCTCTGTCTTTACGAGCTTGAGTCCAATCTTGTTCAGCTAATTCTAAACCATATAGATAATAGGCTTTTTTTAATGTACTATCATCTTCAATAGGTTCAATAGCTGGGCCATCCCAGTTGTGCATTTTCCAACTTTCTTGTCCTTGTTCTTTAAACAAATGGATTAATGCTCCTTGTGATCTAATAGTTTTAGTTTCAAATACTTTTTCTTTACTCATACTGCATAGTGGCTTAAAAATTCCGGATATTCGGTATCGCGAAGGTAATAAGAAAGAATGTTCTCGGCAACATATATTGCTTGAGCTCCTGAAACTGTTATGCCTCTAGCTGATAAAGCATCACCTACAAAGTGTACATTGGGGAACTTGGTAAGAGACAAGTTGCGATAGTTTACAAGTGGTTCAGGTGAAAGATATTTTACCTCGGGAACGTAAATACCCCAATCGTCTTGTAGGGTTGGGAATACTTTTTTCATATCCTCGATAAAGTCCATAATGTAGGTCCAATATTCACCCATTACATTCTCTACTCCGCTCAAATTATCAATTTGGAAAGCTGACACATCGTTGCCTTCAGAGGTTGATGATGGAATTCGAGTAGGTGAGTAATATAAACCAGTACCATTGAATTGAAGCTTGTTTACAACATCACGTGACCAAGCAAATGGATCTTCAATGCCATTGATTTCCATCAAGATACCAAAATTGGTCATCCCGTTTAGATATTTTGGATCTTTTTTAGCGTGGCCATTGTAGCTATGATCACCATATGTTTCTTCTACAGCAACATAAGCGGCATTGTTATTTGTACAGAATGAGCGAAGCGAAACACCTTTATCGTCAAATTTTCTATACAACTTAAAGTCGTATGAAACGTCAATTAGTTTCTGGAAGTGTTTTTGTGGTGCCTCGAATCTTACGCCCAATTGCACACTCTTAACTTCAGTAGGTAAGTCATATTCCTTAGCTAATTTAGATGAAAAATCTATTCCTGATTTTCCGGTTCCTATAATACATTTGTCAAATTTTATTTTTCTCATATTACTTGTTTTTATATTCCCATTTATAACCAAATGCTGTTTTTATTTTCCCTTTACAAGCTAAATTTATACAACCATAAGAAAAAATCTAAGAAAAATTAAATTCTTCCTTTTTCTCTAATACGTTCATTATCATCATTTACTATAATGTGACCCAGTATATCTTCTATTATAGCTGCTATTTTTTTTAAATCATCATGAGCCTTTGGATTTTCAATACTTAAAAATCCATCATAATATATACCTTTAACTTGAAAAGCTTCAGCTTTAAATCCTTTCTCGTTTAATTTATTCGCTATATTTTCTGCTTCAGAAAATTTTAAAGTTGATAATGAAATTGTTTTTCCATTATTAGTAACTCTAATTTGATGAGAGCGAACTGTTTCTCCATATGGAGTTATATCACCTATTTTATATTTTTCTAAATTTACTTCATTTAATACTTTATTAATTTCCTCTTTAATAATTTGTTTTAATTCAGATTTTTTCATAATTATATTTTATTATAAATATTAATCTTCCAATATTACTTCCCCAGTTTCAAAATTTATATTTTTGACTTTAGTTTCCCACTCAAATTTTACACCTTTAGACACTAAATAATCGTACCAGTTTTTAGCAATTTCAGATAAATAATCTGTACCTACGTGCCAAACTGGAAACAATCGTAAACCGAAGTATGGTTTGATAAAATCTGGTTCTGCTACTGGATTTGAACACTGTACTTCCTCTGGTTTAGGATGGAAACGTTTGAAATTGGTAATAACTTGATCCATCAACTGCATTGCTTTTTCTTCACCACAATACTTAGACAATTGACCTCCAATTGCTGTGTGGTATGTTAGTTTACCATCAGACCAACCACCTGCACCCAAAAATCCTGTCATTACCTCTTCGGGTAAGCGGGTATATGGGTCTTTACCCATATCAATTATTGTGATCAGTTCACCTGGATAACCTTGGTCTACAAGCTTAGTAGCAGCATTTACTCCGGCTACACCTGCACCTACGATTACGATGTTTTTCATAAATTTCTATTGTTAACTATTAAATATACGTAAAAAAAGTGACGCCTCCAAATTTTGGTGACGCCACAGCTGCCATAGAATTTTTTAAAGCGACTGGCTATGAATCAGTCTAAATGTATTTTTAACTTAAGTGTTCCTGTGCCTTTTATGGCTCGGTGCCACATATGTCTTGGTATAAATATACGTTGATTTAAGGAGGTTGGCAAATTATTTTCTAATTGTATTTGCCAATCTGTTTCTCCTATTATTTCTATTGTACGATCTTCATCATCACGATGCCAAAGGAGTTCGATGGGATCTATATTCTCATCGAACTCTCTTATAATGTATTGATCTGTGACTTCTAGATCTGTGTATGGGGTCATTGGATTTCGTAAGGTATATTTTTTTCTTGAATTTTTTTAATTAAAGAATCAAAGTATGTGTAAGAATATTCATCTTCATCATTTATTATAACTTTTATATTTGTTATATAATTTATAGGAAGTCCATCTTTTTTAGTTATTATTTGTTCTTCAAATTCTAAACTTTCTTTCCCCATATGTCCAAAACTGTAAGGTTTAATTTGAAAATTATTAGAAATTTTATTTCCATCCAAATCTATTCGTACAATATTTTCATCTGGTTCTCCTTCTGAGTCAAATTCAGCTGTGTTTAGATTTTTATCTCTAGTAGCAGATACAACACCGTCTTCATTTGTTCTAATTTTTCCTGAGGTTAAAATTCCCATTGCCCCCCTTAGAGTGGTAAAATGATATAAAGTACCTACTTGTTTTCCTTCAGTAATTTCTTTTAATATGTCTAACAGTTTAATCATATTATTTTAATTGAGCTAATTTATTTTTAGCCCAATATTTAATATTCATTATAGCTTTTTGTTTTTCTTTATCATCCAAATCAGAAAGAATTACTGCTATTTCATAGTAACCTCCTTCAAAATCTTCTAATTCTTCATCAGAGGCATCTAACAAGTAATCTAAATATTCTTCTTCAGTTGTAACGTGCATTGCACCTTCCAATTCATTTTCTGCTGCTTGGAGTTCACCATAGTAATCCTCAGGTTCAGGTGATATAACTTTTATTTCGTTTATGTTTTTATTTAATTTAGCTTTATATTCACTTTCAGTAATTAAACCAGCTAACATTTGCATTCTGAGTGTTTCTTTATTCATGTCATATATTTGTCTGTAATTTCTAAATCAATACTTTAAAGGGAATTTAGATAAAAAAGCACACATATAACCAATATCATCTCCTAATATTACTAAAGAATTAAATCCTGAAACAGAATACTCGGTTGAAAGTTCCTCAACTCTATCATCAGTACTAATAAGAAAAAGAGGTTTAACATCTCCAAATTCAACAGCTCGAATAGCTTGCTGTGCTATAGGTTCAAATTCTTTATAATTTGAACCAAACATATCTTCAAATTCTTCGATACCTTCTCCATGATATTCAGTCATGAACTCCTCTAAAGTATCATAATCAATAGTTAAAATAAATGTTTGAAAAGGACCTAAAATTTCTAAACATTTATTGTATGCTTCTTCATTAGATGTAGGACGTTCTACTTTTATTTCTTGTAAAGAAGATTTGATGATTTTTTTTAAATCAGATTGTTTCATAATAACCCGGCTAATTTTTTAAATCTTACAAATTCTAGACTTTCTTGTAATGGTAATTCTTTAAAATTTTGATCATCTAAAATAATACCATCATAATCTATTCCTGGTTTTAAATAGAATGAAGTAGATCCGGTATATCCTAAATTAGGATCAGGCATTTTTCTTTTACCATCTTTGGTAAAACTATATTGTTTAATGTCACTTTTTATAGTATTCCCATTTTCATCAAGTATACTATAAGTAGTCACATTTGATTTATTTTTATCAGGAGTTATAAAGTAAAGTTTCCCGTTTTGTTCAAAAGTAGTAGGAATACCTAAAGATAGAGCAAAGTATTTAAGTTGATTTGAAGGATTAGTAAGTAATTCTTTAGATAAATTTATTAATTCTATTCTTTCTTGCTCTGAAAGTTTTTTAAAGGATGAAGTACTTAGGTTAAATATTCTTACAGATCTAGAAGGTGCTATTCTCCCTCCTTGTGCTCCGCTTGAAGCGTATTCTAAATCTCTAAAAGCAATGCTGTATACATCAAATGTTGCTTTTTGTTCAGGAGTCATATATTTAACGGCCTCCTTAGGTAGAAAATCTAAATTATCTATTTGTTTTTGAATGTATTGTTTAACAATACTTTCAGGAAAATATTTTTCAATCTCATCAAATGATAAATAATCTTCTTCAAATTTTTCGTAATACTTCTGTTGAAGGGGAGATTTTAGGTAAGGTAAAAATTCGTATGGAAGAGGTTCATTTGAAAAACGGGTAAATCTATAATCAGCATATCTTTTTACTAATCCTAAATTTGATTTTACCTCATCAAATGTTACTTTTCTATTATTGTTAATAGCTTCATTCTTTAAATCTAAATCTAAAAGATTAAATATTTCAGAAGGTAGCTTTTGGTAATTAGAAGCATTCGTTCTTACATATAATTTTTTAGTAGCATAACTTAATTCAGCAAATTGGTCAGGAGTTAATTGTTTACCTGCTAAAGCTTGAACTTCAACTTCTTCTTTGCTTGGAGGCGAATATGGGAATAAATTTTCTTTATCTTTAAGAACATTAGCTAAATCTTCTGGAAGTGCAGCTAGTAACTCTTGGTATGTTCTGAATTCTCTATCCCCATCATTAAGTGCTGAAGTAAGAGCCCAAGTTCCATTTTCAAATCTATGGATAACTATAGCATGATAGGGGTCAATAAATCGATTATTTTGTTTAGTATCGGGTTTACTTCTATCAAAAACAAAATAAAACATTCTACTTCTTCCACCACTAAAACGATAGGTTCCATACATACTACCTTGTGGACGTGATATACACCATAAATAGTATCCATCTTTACCGTATTTAATACATTTCTGTTCAGCGTCTCCTCTATAGATTTCTATTCCATTTTTACTATAGATTAAATCAGCATCAGTTTCTACTGAGTTTACTAATTCTTCTTCTTTTTTCTTGGCTTGGGCTTTAGAGAAGGCACCATCGATTAATCTCTCAAGATCTCTAAATTTATCCCATTTGTAAATGTTAAGATAGTATAATTTTTCAAGTGCTTCTTCTGTTTTTAACTCTTTAGGAAGAAGTCTTAGTACTAATTCATCTTTTCTTTGTACTCTATCCTTTAAACCATTTTTAATTTGGTCAAATCTTTCAACGTAATATTTAACGATGTCATAATCTAAGTTAACTACTTGTTTTTCGTACGCCTTAAATCTATCGTCAATTACTTTTTTAGAAATTTCAAAAATAAAACTTTCGTTTAATTCTAGAAAATTATAAGCTTGACTAAAATCAGTAGTAAAATCAAGTCCTAAAGCATCCATTATCTCTTGAATATCCTTTAATTTACCCCCAACATGCCATATAATAGGTCGATCTCTCTCAACTGCAAGTGAAATTGGTTCTTTGTAATCGTAGATACGCATTAAATTCCCATTGTTCAACTTCATAGTCCATTCAGCTGAAACCTTAGGACCACCATCATCGTATGATTCTTCTGAGTTGTAGCCGGCATCTTGACCTAGAATTTTAGCTATATCATTATATGATTTTTTAGGTATAATATATCCTACAAGACTTACCCCATCTGGTGATTGATTATACATTTTTTCTGCTTCATCTTCATTAGCAGCTATTTGGAAGGTTACGGGACTTTTAACCTTTATCTCTTTTAATATGTTAATTAATTTTGTCATTTTTCTATAGCTTCTTTTCATTACGTTCTTGCCATTCATATGAAACAGTATCTTTTACAATAGGGCCACCTTTAGCCCATGTTCTACAAGTACGAGCTGAATGACATTTAAAGCTATGCATCCAGCAATATCCTAATCTTCCATCTTTATCAGATAAAGGACCAGGCATACATTTTTCCATTCTAGGAGAAATGTCAAAAGCAGCACAATTACCACAAAGTGATTGTTTTGCGGCTTTAACTGTTGTATCCCAATGTTCAGCTAACTCGTCCCAGAAATCTCCGGGTTCGCCAACATTTAAAGGACCATATTTGATATAGTCTGCTTTGATAGCTGAATCTCTATTTCTAGTGTTTAGTTCTAGATCTTGAGTTGGAAGAGGACAAGCCATTGCTGCCTCATATAATTTACCTTCAGCTAGGTATTTTTTTAAGTCAAATGCATTCATTATTTCTCTCTTATTAAAAGTTCACCTAGTACCTCTAAACGACCAACTTCACGTTGGAATTCAGTTTGAGTCATTTTTAGGGATATTTTTTTATAGGTGTCTTCAAACTCTTTTATAGCGTCTTCTTTATCAAATTTACCTTCAGCTGCTTTTTTATAGTATGGAGCTTTTACTTTGAAGTGATTATAGGTTAGCATTGATAAACCACCTTTTTCTTTAGCATTTTCTGCTATTTTAGCGGCGCCTTTACCTCGTGTTACAGCAAAATCCTCGAATGATTCTTTTGCTTCCTGTAGTATATCTAATAATTTGATCATATCACCAGAATCCTGAGAAGTTTGATTTAAGTCCTAAAAGTTTAGCATAACGAGGTAAACGACAGCTCCAGTATGAAGCTTTTGTTTTGTCTTTTTTAGAGGGGCAATTGTGACGTTTTGAGAAAGCTGCTCTTGCTTTAGGATTGTTGATTTTAGCCGACATTCCTTCTTGACCGAAAGAAACTTTTTTAATATTTTTAGTTTTAGGATCTCTTACGTAAACGTAAAATTTCTTAGAACCACCACGTTTTGGTTTACCAAGTGGAGGGTTTTTCTTTTTTTCGGCTTCAGTAATAACAGTAGATTCCTCTTCAAAGATAAAATCTAAAGGTACTTTTTTACCTTCTTTATTTAATACTTTTAAATCAGATTCGTGGTATGATTTATTTCCTTCTTTTGTTTTAACAACAACGAATGAACCTTTTATATCAACTACTTCACCTGAGAGACCACCATATTCCTTGGATGCTGTTACTTTATCTCCGACTTCGATTTCGTATATAAGGCCAAAGTGCCCCAAATCGGTTTCTAAAAGAATATCTAAATCATCTTCTTTAACCTCTAAAAGATCGCGAGAATATAAGTATCTTGCTTCTTCCCACAGTTTAAAATATTTGTCGGATCCAGCACGATATAAATGTTCTGTAAGCGGTTTTTTGTTGTCTATATGCCATAGTATACCTTCAGACAGCCCAGTACGTGCTACGAGGGACTCATTTAATATGGGGGCTTTAGAACAACCACCACATCCGCAGTTACATTTACCTTCGCTAAGTGTTTTCATTATGGGTTGGTTATCTTTCTTTGTACCTACTTTTACTAAATTTCTTAAAAATTTTTTATAAGTGTCCCCACTGTTAGTTGTTACAAATACAGCTATTTTTTCATCGGGAACCTTTTGAATATCACCAACCCAACTTTTTACATAATACGCTTGGGGATCCCCCTTAAAGACAACACGAACACCTGGCCCTATGTTATGCTTTCCAATGGTGGCTTTTACATCTACTACTTGATTATTTTTATTCATGGCTAATGATATGCCATAAATATCACAAAGTATAGTAAATTTGCTGATCTAAACCTTTTTTACCATCCCAAACTAAACATTCAGCTGAACGTCTAGAACCAACGTACCCGTGACTAAAATGCCAGGCATCGGTTCCTGAGAGTGAGCTCATATAACGAATTATAACACCGCTATATTCGTGGGCTGATTTGTATTTGATTTCCTGTTTGTGGTGGATGTGTCCCAAATGAAATTCTCTATACTTAGTGGCTGCCCATTCCATTGGATTTTCTTGAGCCATGATAAGAGGAAGATCATTTATTTTCTCTTTATCGCCGTGAGTAAAACCTAACAATACATCTTCGTATTTGTAGTATTTTCTAGGAGCTGCTAGGTTGTTAACTGTTACGTTTTCGTTGTTGTGGAACCAACCCTGTAGTGAATCACCTAAATAGAAGATTTTCTCGTAATCGTGATTACCGGGAATCATAACAACATCAACTGGGGCAATGCGAGTAAGTTTGTTGATGTTTTCGATTAAGAGTTGACGGCCCTTTCTAAAAATATGCTGCCAACGAGTATCGTTTTCTTGAGGAGTACCTTTTGTGGTACGATTGTATGGGTAGGAGTAATCTGAGTTGAAAAAATCGTTGCCAATGGGGATAAGGAATTTTTCAACGTTTACGTTTTTAACTGACTCGATGAAATGGTCAACACAATTGTTGAAAATTTCCATTGCAATTTTTAAATCGTAATCTTGGTTGGTTTCTTCTCTCCAAGCAAATTTACCTAAATGAAGGTCAAAAATATTGATTTCAACCATTTTTTTAGGCTTATCGCTTACATTCTTATACTCAAATTTTTTAACAACAGGAGATAATGATTGCAAGTCTTCAATAAACTCAGCTTTAATTTCATCTAGTCTTTTAGACTCGATTTTACTTTTAAGCCAAACCTTTACTTGAAAAAGAGGGGTTGTAGCAATAACACCATCTGGTGTTTTAGCTCCAACCTCCCAAGAGTTGATAATTTGCTTTTCGATTTCCCAATATTCAAGTGAAATATCGTGTGCGTTAAGTAACTGATCTACAGTAACTATTCTATCCGTTATAGTGGATGATAATTCTTTATTAGCCATATATTGTAAGTTTTCACTTAATGTTACGAACAAAGAGTTAGCCGTCCAACCTTTGTTTATAAAATTTTTCTAGAACTGGATAATCCGATTCTAGTAATCCTAAGTGTTTGATTAAATTGCGATCTGAGTGACTGTCAAAATCTATATAACCATTGGAAAGTGTTAACCAATAATCTAAAATTCGATTATACAAATCAAATTCAAATCGATTGAACCTTGGTTTTGAGTGCATCTATATCTTGTGATAATTTATTATTTCTAAAGGAAAATACTCTAGCCAATTTAGTAAAGTATTCCTTCAGCTTAGAACTATTTACTGCTTCTTTCAATTTTTGAACACCAATTTGAGATGCAATGTAAGACGTTTTTTTAGTGGCCTCAAGTGAGTCGTCTACTATTTTTTTCATAGCAGGGTTAATTCTATCACGAACCCACTCTAATGCCTCTTTATATGCTATTGAAGTTCTTTCAAATCCTCTTTTTTTAATAGTAACAAGAATGTCTTCAACCTCTAAAGCTCTGTCTTGAGTTTCTTCTAGTTCTTCTAAAAGAGGACGAATCACATCTTCC